GTGGAAATGCTCAAGCTAAAAGGGGCTATAGTGGCAAATAAAAAGAACTATAAGGAATGTGCAGGATTTTTAGATATTTCCGTCAATTCGTTCAGCGATAAAATAAACGGGAAAAGACCATTTTCCTGCTGGGAAGCTACTAAGCTTAAAAATTTTTTGTGTTTAAACAATGAAGAGAGCATAAGTATTTTTTTATCTTAAAACTTGCATGTAATGCAAGTTAAACATGAAAGGAGGTGATCAAGATGGAACAAAATCCAGTTGGACTGACGATGGAAGAAACTTCACGGTTACTCCACATCGGAGTAGAACAACTCCGGGAGTACGCAAGAAGTGACCCAACATTTCCGTGCTTTTCTGTCGGAAACAAGCTAATTACGACGGAAGAGGCCATCCGAGAATGGGCAACCGCCCGCGCGAAAATGCGGGTCGGAATGAAGACACAAAGCTCACAAGTCATGGAAATTATTAGAAAGTACAGGAGGGAAAGAGCATGATTGACAAAATGATAGTTTATTTATGGTTTTTCATGTCTATTATGCTGATTGTCGCAGCCGCGGAGAAAACATCATGTCTAAATCTCTAATCACATTTATAGCGGTTGTCTTCTTGGCCGGTGCCGCGGTGGACGCAGACAATCTTTATCACCGGTTCTTTCCGGAAACAAAGATCGTCGAATACCGGAGAGAGGTCAGACCAGGAGATACCCTGTGGACAATCTGTGGCGAAATTGCCACGGATAAGGAAGACCTGCGGAAACTGGTTTATCAAGCGAAGAAGGATAACCGTATTATGGACGTCGGCAACCTGCAGCCGGGGACCTTAGTGATTGTAAGAGTTGAGGAGGCAAGAAATGGATGACAGACCATTCAGCGTGACATTAGTCAAAGATGATTGGGATTTAGTTCTGAACGCACTGGAGATCTGCAAAGAGGGTGGGTCAGCACTCATGGAGTACGAAATCGAATGCATTATCCGCGGAATAAAGTCAGATTTAGACAGTCAAGGTTTTTAAAAGTAGAGGAGTTAGAAATGGATAACACAGAAAAGTTTGGACAGGTAGTCAAATATTTAATCCGCAGGTATAAGGAAGAGTCGAATATTTATGCGGAGTTGGGTAAAAAAGGCGACATGATAAACGCAGCTAAAGCGAGTGTACGTTCAGAAATTCTCTGGGAAATAATTCTTTTTATTAACAAGTTGGATATTGCGGAGGCAAGAAATAGATGACAGCAGCAGAAGAACTTAGGAATTTAAAAACAAAAATAGAAAAGATGAAGGAGACGTATAAAGGCGCACAAGATTATGAGTATGAAAATTATAAAAAATATAACGAAGAAGGCAATGCAGTTGCGGCAAATCGGGCTCTTGGCAAATCCTATGCATTTGAGGCGATATATACGTACATCAAAAACATGTAAAAAGCCGACTGATAACTGCAATTATCAATCGGCAGGCGGAAAATATTGGTAAATTTCCGCCTCTATTGTAACAAAAACAGGAGGATTACACAAATGGCAGAACTCATATTGAATGCCGATGCTTCGCACGAGGATTGGCTCAAAGTAAGAAATACAGGATTAGGAGGGTCAGACTGCGGAAGCATTCTTGGACTCAATCCGTATAAATCAGCATTGACACTTTGGTCAGAAAAAACAGGAATGATGCAGCCGGAAGATCTCTCGAAGAATGAAAGGGTCTGGTGGGGCAGCCACATGGAGCCGGTAATCGCACAGAGATTTGAGGAAATTACAGATAAAAAGGTACGCCGGAGAGGAACTCTTCGGGATAACGATTATCCGTACATGTTGGCCAATATTGACCGCTGGATAGTCGGAGAGAATGCCGGTCTTGAAATCAAGACGGCAGACTGGCGCATGAGCAAGCAGTGGGGCGATAAAGACGATCCGCAGGATATGACGGTACCGGACAGCTACTACTGCCAATGTATGCATTACATGGCAGTTACGGGCGCGGATTACTGGTATATCGGAGCGCTTATCGGCGGCAACGATTTCCGGGTAAAGAAGATCATGCGTAACGAAGATGATATCAAGTACATCAGGGAGCAGGAAAAAGAATTTTGGAACCATGTCACAGAACAGACAATGCCTGCGGTAGACGGCAGTGATTCTACAGTTCACACACTTGTCGGGCTGTACAATACGCCAAACGGGAAAGAGATAGACCTGCCTGAAGAAGCATTGCGGATTTTTGAAAAATATGACTTGGCCAAAGCAAAAGAAAATGAGGCAAAAGAGGCTATACAGGCGGCAAAAAATGAATTAATGGCACTGCTTGGAGAAAACGAAGTCGGACACATCGGTGACAGAAAAGTTACATGGAAAGCAATAAAGCCGAGAGAATCTATTAGCTTATCCCGCGTTAAAAAAGAAGACAGCGGCAGCTATGAAGCACTTAAAGCGATGGGATTTATCAAAATTGGCGAAGCAGGCCGCATGATGAAGGTCTACTGATGAACATTGAAGAGTTTACAGCCCTCAAGATAGGCGCAAAAGTCAGTATACAAAGGGGGCTAAAATCCCCGCCCCTTAGGGGGACATTGGCGGATAAGGTGAACGAATCCGCTCTTATAAAAATAGGTCACACGCCGGCAGGAAAACCTATCCTGATATGGGCGCATTATATGAAATTAAAACAGGAGGAGTTTAGATGAGAATTAAGGAGATACTTTCACAGAACAGAAGAGATTTCAGAGCATTATTTATCTGTCCGTTTTGCGGGCATGAAGAGGAAAAACCGGGATACGATGACGCTAATTTTCATCAGAATGTGATCCCGAAAATGAAATGTAAAAAATGCGGAAAAACAGAGCAGGACGGGGCAAATTATCGTCCGTTAAGTACAAAATATCCGGAAGGTTTTCAAATTTAACAGGAGGATAAGAAATGAATGCAGCAAAAGGAATCGTAAAAACACAGCAGGAGAACAAGGCGGTAAAGACGCCGAGTGTACAATCTTTGCTGAATGACTATTTAGATCAAAACGGATTCAGAAGGCGCTTTGACGAATTGCTCGGTGGAAGATCCCCACAATTTATATCAAGTGTAGTGACGCTTGTAAACGGAACTCCAGAGTTGCTGGAATGTTTTAATCGGGATCCTATTCAAATAGTAAAAGGTGCTCTTAAAGCGGCTACTTATGATTTACCGATAGAGCCGTCACTCGGATATGCTTATCTAATCCCTTTCCGAGATAAAAAGACTGGAACCACAAACGCCACCTTTATTCTCGGCTACAAAGGGATGGTGCAGCTTGCTTTGAGAACCGGGCTCTATCAGCGACTAAATACAATAGAAGTCCATGAGGGGGAACTCGTGTCTTATGACCGCATGAAAGAAGATATTGAATTCCGCTGGATTGAAGATGAAGAGGAGAGGGCAAAAGCTCCTGTCATAGGGTATGCCGCTTACTACCGATTAAATAATGGCATGGAAAAGACGCTCTATATGACGAAAAAACAAATAGAAGCACACGAAGCAAAAAACAGAAAAGGAAAATATCAAAATTCTATCTGGAGAGATCAATTTAATTCTATGGCACGGAAAACATTGCTTCGTTTACTTCTTTCTAAGTGGGGCATTATGAGTATTAATTACTTGGACGCTTCTCCGGTTAATCAGGAAATCATGAAGAATCTGGCGACAGGTCATATGGATGATGATGACACGCCGGTGACGATCGACGCGGAAGCACAAACACCGCAGGACGAAGAAATCCCATTTGATGAAATACCGCCGACAGTGGACAAGGAAACGGGGGAGGTATTGAGCGATGGAAGAAATTAAGATAAATCCTCTTCCGAAGCTGGAGTGTGGGATGGCCTACTTGGCTCATCCCTACACTTCCACATCTCATTCTCCCGGGCAGTATACTTCTCCGCAGCTGAACCGTGAGGATACGGGAAAAATTACGTGGCGGCTCATGAGACGTTACACGAATTTGACAATTATTTCCCCGCTTCATGCGTATTCATTTTTAGACAGCAAGAATTTGACTGAAACGGAAATTCTTTACTATGATTTCAGGCTTCTTTCCCGGTGTGATATGCTGATTCTTTCCGGCGATTGGCGGCATAGCCTCGGCTGCATGTCCGAATACGGTTACGCAAAAGCAAAGGGAATCCGGATTTACGAGTACAAAGATGGGCTGTTGTATCCGCTGGAATAATACCGGGTACTTGAAAGGGGTGATGCCATGGCACGGCCGCTCAAACAAGGGCTTGATTACTTTCCCTTGGATGTCGGCTTTTTACAGGATATGAAAGTGCGCCGGATAATTAAGTCATGCGGTGCGTCGGCAATTTCAGTACTAATCTGGCTGCTGGGTAGCTGCTATCGAGACGAGGGGTACTACATTTGGTGGACAGAGGATTTGCCTTTCATAGTGGCGGATGAGATTGGCGTCACGGAAGGATGCGTACAAGAGGTTGTTAAAAGAGCCTTACAGGTCGGTTTCTTTGATGCAAGCATGAAGGAAAAACATGGAATTCTGACTTCTGCGGGAATCCAAAAAAGATTTTTGGAGGTAACTTCTCGAAGAAAAGCAGCGTTTCTCCGTAGGGATTTTGCACTCATTTCCGTTAATGTCGACAATAACTCAATTAATGTATGCAATAACTCAATTAATGTATACAGTAATGAACAAAGTAAAGTAAAGAAAAGAAAAGAAAAGGAAAGTAAAGAAAAGGAAGAAAAAAAGAACGTTCTTTCTTCTCAAGATGAAATCATTCAATCTTACTTTTCATCCAATCCTGAACTGGAGAAATCAATCAAAAGGTGGATGGATATGAGAGAAGAGAAGAAAGCTTCTGTATCACCGACGGCTCTCAAAAAGAACCTGACACAACTCAAGAAGTTATCAAACGGGAATATAGAGGACGCCATTCTCATTGTAGAGCAGTCAATTGAAAATCAATGGCTCGGATTCTGGCCACTCAAAAGACCAAAGCAGAAAAAAGCGGGAGGAAGCTACGGACATATCGCTTCTCTGGAAGAGTGGAAAGGTATCAAAGACGGATGGTGACAATGGAACGAATCGGACAGGATATGGATGATCTCCGGAAAAAAATGGAGACATTTATCAAAAACAATGGCCGCTTAAATGAGCAAAATCCAAAAACGGAAGCGGAAGAGGCGGCAGAAGAAAGAAAAAAATGGACAAATCGGCTGTATAAAGCCGGAATAGGCAGGCGGTACCATGCTTGCACGTTTCAGAACATCGAGAAAAAAGGCTTACCGGATTCTAAGCTGCTGAGAAGCCATTATGCAATTGCGAAAGATTACGCTAAGAATTTCAAAACACATAAGGCAAAAGGGCAAGGGCTTATCTTCGCCGGACCGGTAGGACGTATGAAGACCACGATGGCGGTGGCCATAGCGCAGGAAATTATGAAAGAGTACAATCGGGCGTATTTCATCACGATGCCGGAATTGATGGACAGCCTTCTGCAGAATAATCTTTCGCAGGAAGTACGAACGCGAACAAAAGAAACGGATCTGCTGATTCTTGATGACATGGGTGCAGAGTATCAAAACGATTGGGTGCTGAATGCGGTCGATGCAATTATTTCAAAACGGTACAACGAACTTCTGCCTGTCATTATTACGACGAATAAGACACCGGAAGAGATGAATCAGAGGTATATGGCACGGATTTTTGACAGGTTGAAGCATGCGAACAGGTTGCTTATAGAAGCAGGAGAAAGCCTGCGAAAAAATGAAGTTTGAGAAAGGAGAGATTGATAAATGGGAAATAATCGATTTATGGTCGTATCGGAGGAAAAAGGAATCATAGCAATGAATCCGTCCTACGTTGAGCAGAAAGGGAAAAGCCTTATCATCTACATGCCGGGAACGTATAAACAGCTTGAGCTGGAATACGAAACGGAAGAAGAGGCAAGAAACGTTTTTGATGACGTAAGGAAAGCTTATGAATCCGGGAGAATAGACGTTTATGTCTGAATGGAGGAATGGATCATGACGTTAGAAGTAGCGATTGAAGTATTAAAAGAATTGCTAAACGGTATGTCTAACAGTACATACTGGATTCCGGCCGGAAAAACAGCGGAAGAAGAAAAAATATTTAACGATAGGGTCTGGATGGCGTTAGCTGTGGTCATTAAAGCGCTTGATTCGAAGGAAAGCAAAGGAGAATGAAAATGCCAAACATGAACAATTGCCAGATTTGCGGAAATCTTGTCCGCGATCCGGAAATTAAAACGACATCGTCCGGTAAAGCGGTAGCAACGATGACGGTAGCAGTCAATCGGTATTTTGTCAATCAGAACGGAGAGAAGCAGGAATTTACCGACTATGTCCGGATAAAAGCGTGGCCGCCGTGGGCAGAAGCTATCGGTAACCAGCTGCAGAAAGGTATGCCGGTATTTGTCGAGGGGCGGTATAGCAGCTACTCATACGGCAATGAAGGCGATAAGAAGTACATGACGGAGATTGTAGCAGAGTTTGTCGCAACGCCTCTCAATATAAAGAAAGCGCAAGCGGTAGTAGAGGAAACAGGATCGGGCAATTTTGAGCAGTTCGGGACGGCGCAGAGTGAACTGCCGCCGCAGAATGATGATTTACCGTTTTAAGGGGGAAGAGAAGTGGATACAGCTATTGATGTAGCAAGCGTCGTACTGTTTATTTTTCTGATCATGTACGCAGCCATCAAACTTGACGAAGCAGCAAGAAAACTGCGTGATGAGGAAGAAAGAATTTACAGGCGAAACAAATGGAAATAACAATGGGAAGCCTATTTGACGGAATAGGCGGATGGTGTATAGCGGCAGAACGAAACGGGGCTGTTCCCGTGTGGTCATCGGAAATAGAACCATTCTGCATAGAAGTCACTAAAAAACACTTTCCGAACGTCATGCAATTAGGCGACATCAGAAAAATAAAAGGTGACAAAATACCACCCGTGGACATTATCTGTGCGGGTAGTCCATGCCAGGATCTGTCGGTGGCAGGGAAAAGAGAGGGATTAAAAGGTGAACGAAGCGGACTATTTAGGACGGCAAATGACATTGTTTCCGATATGCTCAATGCCACAAAAGGAGAATACCCGAAATACTTTATCTGGGAAAACGTTCTTGGAGCATTTTCAAGCAACAAAGGGCGTGACTTTCAAGCCGTGCTTAGCGAAATCACACAAGCCGATATTCCAATGCCTCGATCTGGTCGATGGGCAAGAAGCGGAATGGTACGAAGTAAGAGATGTAATATCGCATGGAGAATCCTTGACGCTCAATATTGGGGCGTCCCCCAACATCGCGAGAGAATCTTCCTTATTGCGTGTTTTGGAAATAGGGGGGGTAGACCGGAAATACTATTTGAGTCCGAAGGCATGTCAAGGAATCCTGCGGAGAGCCAAAGCAAGAAAGAAGCGCTTACCCGAACTGCTGTACCAAGTACTGAAACATCAGTCTATGATATCGGAAACGGACAAATAAACTCAATGCAGACGCTCAATAACAGGATGGGAACCGGCGGAAATCAAGTGCCGCTCATATACACATTTAACAGAGACGCAAGTATAAAAAACAACATGCCGATCTATGGGGATAAAACATCTACATTAAAATCATCCACAAGATTAGCGGTTGTCTATGCAATTGACAGGGCGGCATTTAATCAGGGCGCAAATGCAAAATATGATTTTAAGATCAGCGATAACGGAATCAACTCAACACTGGTAGCAAGAGGACCAAGCGCCGTGGGATGTATATACAAAAACATTGATTGCTCATACGTCCGCCGTCTTACGCCGCTTGAATGTGAAAGACTGCAGGGACTTCCGAACAACTGGACAAAGGGCGGGAGTGATACAGCAAGGTACAGAGCAATCGGAAATGGAATGGCACAGCCCTGTGCTGACTATGTGATGAGTAAGGTGGTTGAAGATATGAAAGGGGGAAGTATATGCGATTTATAATTCCCGGGCGGCTGCCCTGCATGAATGACTTGATTGCCGCTAACAGGCTGAACAAATACGCGGGGGCAGGCGTCAAGAAGAAAACGCAGAGACAAATTATTCTGATTCTGCAGCCGCAAGTGCAAGGACAAAGGTTTACCGAAAAAGTAAATATCCGCATTGAGTATTACGAAAAGGATATGCGCCGAGATGAAGATAATGTAATGAGTGCCGCAAAGTTTATACTTGACGCGCTGCAGGATATGGAGCTTATCCTGAATGACAGCCAGAAATATGTACATTTGACGCAGGAAGTATTTACCGATCGGGAGAACCCGAGGATTGAAATAGAGGTAAATGAAGCATGAAAATTTTGGATGCCTGCTGTGGCGGTAAAATGTTCTGGTATGAAAAGGATTTGGATTTTGTGGATTTTCAGGACAATCGGGAGCTTCAAACGGAATTGTGCGATGGACGGATATTCAGCGTGAAACCTGATTTTATCGGAGATATTACAAAGATGGATATACCGGACGAAAGTTATGACATGGTAGTGTTCGACCCGCCGCACTTGAAAAATGGCGGAGATACGGGATGGATCATTCTAAAATACGGAAAATTACCGTCCGAGTGGTTGCCGTGGATAGAACGGGCTTTTAAAGAATGTTTCCGTATTCTAAAAAATGACGGAGTACTCGTCTTTAAATGGAATAGTGAACAGATACCATTTGCGGAGGTGGTCAAATTATCGCCGTATAAGCCGATTTTTGGGGATAAAAGAGCGAAAACAAGGTGGACGGTATTTGTGAAAAACGCTGCATTGAGGAAAGGAGAAAAAGCATGAGTAGAAGCGAAGAAGAAGCAACAATGCAATATGCAATAGCGGTACATTTGGGCGAAAAGAATATTGTAATACCAAATGTTAGTTTTGCGAGAACGTCGTGTAGAATCCCTAAATATGGAGAGGGGGAGGTTACCGGATACGAATACCCGTTCAGTGGGATTCGCCATAAAGCAGATTTAATATGGATAAACGACAATGACTATCTGACAGAAGTGGAAATTAAGACAAGTTATAGCGACTTTTTAGCAGATTTCAAAAAGAAAGAAAAACACCTGACAAAATATACACGAGCTGTCTACTATGCATTTCCGTGGGATATGTACAAAGAAAATGAGGAGAAAATCAAAAAGGTGCTGGTCGAAAAATTCCCAGAAGCAGGAGTAATTATTATTGGGATGGGTGGACTTGCAGTAAGTGTGATAAAGAATGTTGAATATTTTAATGCCGAAAAAATCCCAATTGAAGTAAAAATCGGGCTAATGAGAATCGGATGTCAAAAATGGTGGAGGAGAAAATGAAACAAGAAAAGGAAGAATGGGTAGTAGGACTTGATGAAGATCATTTTAATTGTGATGATACATATCCCAGTAAAGAAGAAGCAATAAAGGCGGGGCGCGAGGAACTCATGAATGCTGAACCGTATAATCCCGAATCTTATACAAGTTATTCAGAGGTTTTTCATGATGATATTGACGACGATATTATGTGCTTCTATATCGGTCGGATAACAAGTCCATGCCCAAAGGTGTATGCAGATGATATCATTCAAGATTTAACGGATAGGGCATATGCAATTTACGGGGAATATGCAGAAGGTTTCCTTGATGGTGTCGATAATGATGAGAAAGAAAAACTTGAATGCGCAGTCAATAATGTTATTCAGAACTGGATTGATAAACACGGTTTAAATATCAATGCGTTTTTAGTTGAAAATGTGGAGCAGGTGAAAGCATGAAGACACTGAAAGGAGAAGATGATGAATAACGGAATGCGACCGGGCATTTTTCATAACCCGGATCCGACTTACAAAAAAACAAAAACGAATTTAAATCGTGAATCGAAGCGAAAACGCGGTGAAGTTGAAGCGTTTTTTGAAGAAATTCGGCGATGCAGAAGGCATATTGACTCTTTGAATCAATACCGCCAGCAATACGAGATGGATCTGTTTTCACTCAAGGGTTGTAGATACGATAAAGAGCCGGTAGATGGCGGCTCTCCATCCGATTTGTCGGACATAGTGATTGCGTTTGGGCAGAAAATGGCACAGGCGGAAGAACTACGGATAAAAGAGCTCAACAGATACGGTGACATGATTACAAAAGGATTCAGGCTGCTTGCTTTACTATCCGATCCGGAGCAGAAGTCCATTATGATTGACCGATATTTCATGAATGTTCTTTGGGAAAAAATATCGCTGGATCATCATTTTGACAGGAGTACATGTATGAGAATGAGAGACCGGGCAATTCAAGAAATTTCACGAAAAACACAAGTTGCGACTAAATGCGACTTTTAAATGTGGTATTATGATAGCGTAAAGTTCGGGCAATAAACGTCGCCGCTCGATACTTTCATACAACTCCATAAAAAGTAAGAAGTCGGGTTTGATGAGTTTCCCGGCTTTTTACTTGCATCTAATGAGAGGATTTAATGATGATTGATTACAAGACTACCGCGAAACCGCGTATCGTGACTGATGACGATATTGCGGTTTTCTGTTCGTATGACGAGATTGTGCCGATTGGACAGCTGCAGCCGAATCCACGGAATCCGAACCAACATACCGAGCAGCAAGTAAAACTACTCGGAGAGATTATCCGGAGCGCAGGTTGGCGGGCTCCGATTACGGTATCAAAGCGAAGCGGGCTGATTGTAAAAGGACATGGCCGCAGGCTGGCAGCTATTGACGCAAGGCTTGCGTGGGTGCCGGTTGAGTATCAGGAGTACGCGACCGAAGCGGAAGAATACGCTGACCTTTTAGCAGATAACCGGATAGCTGAACTGGCGGAGATGGATAATGATAAACTCTCCGAAATTCTAAAAGACCTGCAGGAGACCGAGAATTTTGATATGGATTTAACCGGTTTTGACGAGGACGCTTTAGCCGACTTGATAGGCGAACAGTTGACATCTGACGAAATCGAAGAGGACGAAGTTCCGGAGACGCAGGAAACGGTATTTACCAAACCGGGTGACTTATTTATTATGGGTGACCATCGTCTACTATGCGGCGACAGTACCAAGATAGAAGATGTCAATCGTTTATTGGGGGGGGCAGCAGGCTGATTTATATATTACGGATCCACCGTATAATGTAGCTTATGTCGGCAAGACAAAAGACGCACTAACGATAAAGAATGACAAAATGGCTGACGGAGATTTCCGCCAGTTTTTAGTTGATGCATTTAAAGCGGCGAACGATAACATGAAGCCCGGAGCCGCATTCTACATCTGGCATGCGGATTCGGAAGGGTTTAATTTCCGCGGTGCTTGCAAGGATATCGGATGGAATGTCAAAGAGTGTTTGATTTGGAATAAAAATCAAATGGTTCTCGGGCGGCAAGATTATCAATGGAAACATGAACCGTGTCTTTACGGATGGAAGCCCGGGGCGCCGCATAACTGGTACAGCGACCGAAAGCAGACGACGGTTATTGATATGAGCAAGCCGAATCGCAGTGAAGATCATCCGACGATGAAGCCGGTCGGCTTATTTGCTTATCAAATCGAGAATAGCAGTAAACCGGGCGATATTGTACTTGATAGCTTCGCCGGGAGCGGTACGACAATGGTTGCCTGCGAGAAGATGGGTCGAAAAGCAATGCTTATGGAGCTTGACCCGAAATACTGTGATGTGATTATAAGGCGGTACATACAGGAATCCGGAAATCTTGATTTAAAGGTGGAGCGTGATGGAGAGACAAAATCGCTTAAGGACGTAATGGAAGAAGTGGGAGCCACCTTAGAATAAAGGAGGTGGTGATTTTTGGGCAGGAAAAAAGCCGAGTATGAATGGGAGCGTAAAAAAGGTGAATCTTCGGAGGCTTATACCGCATTTAAACTCTACTACCAGATGGGGGCAAAAAGGTCTTGCTCTAAGGTTGCGCAAAGCTTACTCAAATCAAGAGTACTCATTACCGGCTGGTGCGGCAAATGGAATTGGGTTGAAAGAGCCCGCGCTTACGATAACGAGCTGGCTCGGCAGGAATTTGCGGAGGCCTGTAATGCTGTTAAGAAAATGAACGAGCAGCAGGCACAAATCGGACTACTTATACAAAAAAAGGCTCTGGAAGCGCTAAAGGAAATGAAATCCAAAGAACTGTACCCGAAATTACTGCTTCAATATTTGGTGCAAGGAGCAGGGCTTGAGCGTAAATCAAGGGAATCTGACATTGACATGAAAGTAAACATTGAACAAAGTGAAATAAATAAAATGATGGAAGACGGAGTACAAATCATCGATGATACAGATTAAACTTAGCGATAAAATGGCGCCGTCGTTCTTCTCTGTACACAAAGACGTCAAGCAGCACAATCACACACATTATGTACTGGCGGGCGGCCGCGGAAGTACGAAATCTTCTTATGTGTCGCTTGAAATCCCGCTGCTGCTTATGCGGAACCCGGAATGCCACGCCGTTATTCTGCGTAAAGTGGCAAACACACTTAGAAATTCTGTCTATACACAGATGGAATGGGCACTTGACGCTTTGCACATATCGGATAAATGGAAAATGACGGTTAGTCCGATGGAGATGGTCAGAAAGGCAACGGGACAGAAGATACTCTTCTTCGGCGTCGATGATAAGGCGAAAATCAAGTCTATCAAGCTGCCGTTTGGGTATGTCGGTGTGGTTTGGTACGAAGAACTTGATCAGTTTGCCGGCATGGAAGAAATCCGCAATTTGAATCAGTCGCTTATGCGCGGCGGATCTAAATTCTGGTGCTTCTCTTCTTACAATCCGCCGAAATCGGCGAACAACTGGGTAAACGAAGAAATGCTGCTTGATGAGCAGGATAGACTTGTTCACCGGTCGGACTACTTAAGTGTCAATCCGGATTGGTTAGGCCCGCAATTTATTTATGAAGCCGATAAACTCAAAGCAAAGAACGAAACGGCCTACCGGCACGAGTATCTTGGCGAAATCACAGGTACCGGCGGAGCTGTTTTTGAGAACGTCACAGAGAAGCGGATTACCGACGAAGAAATACAGCAGTTCGACCGCAGGCGGTACGGCTTGGATTTCGGTTTCGCGGTAGACCCGCTGGCTTTTGTTTCTATGCACTATGACGCTAAGCGGGAGATCCTGTACATTTTCGATGAGATTTATCAGCCTAAACTGACGAACAGGCAAGCAACGGTAAAAATAAAAAAGAAAATCACAGAAACGGCGCTAATCCGTGCGGACAGCGCAGATCCGAAGTCGATCAAAGAGTTAAATGAATTAGGCTTAAGAGTTATAGCGGCTAAAAAAGGTCCCGACAGTGTCGAGTTTGGTATGAGGTGGCTGCAGGGGCTTTCATCTATTGTGATTGATAAAAAGCGCTGTCCGAATACGTATAAAGAATTCGTGACATACGAGTATGAAACAACGCGCGACGGGCAGTACATCAGCGCATATCCGGATAAAAACAATCATGCGATAGACGCTGTCCGGTACGGCTGCGAAGATTTAATGCCTGCACGGTTCAAAATTAAAGCTGTGCGGAGCAATTTATATTGAGGTGACAAATGGATAAATACAGTCTTTTGACAGATGCCTATTTCGGAACCGGACTTTTCGAGAACGGAGCCGGACTCAGGCAACATCCGCGGGAAGACCCGGCAAACTATAAAGACCGACAGGGGCTCGCTTACTACTTGAATTATACCGGGCCGATTGTCAATGCTGCGGTAGATCCGATTTTCAAGAACGATATCAAACGCGATTATAACGGTTCAACACTGTTTCAAGCATTTCTTGATGACTGTGACCGAACCGGCACAGACTATCAAGATTTCTGTAAATCGGCAGCTATGCAGGCAAAACTATACGGTGCTGTCTACATCGTTGTTGATAACAGCGACGAGCTGGCAGAACGACGAAGCGACGCTGTCGCAGGACGTAAACTACCATTTTTGAAAATTGTCACGCCAGCGCAGATTAAAAACTGGGCAATAGACCGATACGGTCGCTTGACGATGTTCCAGTATACCGAAACATCACAGGTCGGGGCAAACGCGAAAAACACGGAGACGTATACTTGGACACAAAACTCGTGGGCAATTGGAAATGGCGACGGCAAAACGACAGGCAGCCACAATATAGGATGTGTCCCGGTTGTGCAGTGGCTCGCAAGAAACACAGACAGGAAAATTATTAAACCGCCGTCGGAATATTTATCGGTGGCGCAGGCAAATTATTTTCTTTATCAACTTTGCAGCTGGCATACTCAACTCTTGAGAGATCAGGCTTTCGGCATTCTGACAATGCCAGATGACGGCACCGGCGAAGTAACAGTCGGCACGAATAACGCACTCATTTACCCGGCTGACGCGTCGCATACGCCCGACTTCATTGCGCCGCCCGCGGCACCCGCAGAAATGTTGACGGAACAGATGGACAGGATTATTAAAGAGATGTTCCGCATGTCGGGCTTAGATTCAGTGATTGGCGTGCAGAGCGATAAAAGCAAATCAGGTGTGGCCAAACAATGGGATTTTGAGAAAACCAATAAGCGGCTGGCGGATTTTGCGGTACGCTGCGAGGATGCCGACGAAGCTATCGTTAAATTGTTTGAGATGTGGTCAGGTGAGACAGTTGGTTATAATTGTGAATACCCGCGTGATTTCAAGATTAACGATGTCGTTGATTCGTTGTCCAATGCAGCTGCAGCGCTTGAGCTGGGCTTTGATAGCCCGACATACAAGCTTGAAGTCCTGAAGAAGGTGCTGGAAGCGTACATGCCCAATCTTCCGCCGGAAACTTACGACAAAATGATTGATGAAGTCGCGGCCGCTATCGAAGAAAGCAAGCAGAACAGCGCATTTGAAGACGGTGATGTAGATGATCCTGACCGAAACGGACAAGACGATTAAGGCTTTTGATGCTGAAATAAAGCGGCTTTTGAAAGCAGGGAAAACGCCGAAAGAGGCTGTCAACGAAGCCTACAAGCTGTATCCGGTTATGAAGATCATGCAGGGGGAAATAGAGCCGCAGCTAATCGGAGAAATGAAAAGAGGCGGTGCGATAGGCGTCGCTAAACCGCTGTTAAAAAAAGCGTCAGCTGCGGTGTGGGCGGCGGACGGACTGACGTTGTCTAAGAGAACAGCGCAGGGCGCAAAAGAAGTTACAAAGCAAGCCGCAGAGATTATTTCCGAAGCGGTGAAAAAAGGACAGACAGTACAAAAGGCGGCGCTGGCTCTTTTTGATGGGTACGGCTATGGACACACACTGCCGGAACAAGATATCCCTGATTTTTTAAAGCAGCTGACACAGATTGCAAAAGCAAAAGACTATGGTGGAGCGGAGTTTCATAAAACGATCCGGGCAGTAGAACGAAACCTGAAGAAACTGAACGTACAGGGTCTAAAAGCTGCTTATGCGCAAGTAAAAGATGCTGTATTGTCAGGAAATGAAAAACGCATTGAAAAAGCAGTCTATACAGCGACGCAGGAACGCACGCGGTACTTTGCACGACGTATCGCACGTACCGAAATGGCAAGAGCGTATAATGATGGTTTTATTGCAAAATGGGCAAACGATGAGGATTGTATAGCGTTCAAATGGAAGATGTCTACGGCGCATCCGTTTTGCGACATCTGCGACATGTACGCCGAAGCCGACTTATACGGTATGGGGCCCGGTATTTTTCCGAAAGATAAAGTGCCGACTCTTCCTGTTCATCCAAACTGTATGTGTCACCTGCGACCGGTAATGACAGGATCTAAGCTGTTGAAAAGCGAAACGCCGCACGCAAGAATAGAAGAGGGAGGCAGCGAATGGTTGAATAAACAGACACTGCCGAACAGACAGCGAATACTCGGCGTATACGGTGAGAAAGATGTCAAGGCCGGACGGAGCTGGACAGAAAAAGCACGCGGATACAACGGCGAAAAGATGAAAAGCAGGATTGGAAAGAGAGGGGGAATTACAGATGTAACTAAGGATTATATTGCTAACGGAGTTGACACTAAAGGGACTATCGTCGTTGATGATGGTTGCAGAGTGAACTTGCATAGTGATGAAGTTAAAGTGGCAATGATTCTAAAGCGAACCATAGGCGGTAATATTCGAATTGTAGATGAACGCATAAATTACCCACAAAAAAGCCCGGATTATATCTGGGACGGTAAAAGCTGGGATTTGAAAACTATTTCTTCAGAAAAGGCTGCGGATAGTGCGATACGACACGGGCTAAAACAAATTGAAAAAATGCCGGGAGGGATTATTCTATATCTAAAAAATGACGATATTGATAAGCACAGACTTTTAGAAATTATACAATCAAGACTATGTCGAAGCGCAGAGTTTGATATCGATGTAATACTACTGAAAAAAGAGGATGTTTATCAAGTGCTGCAATACAAAAAGAAATAAGCGACTTGATGATCCCCCGCCAATATGGGCGGAGGTTCAAGCCGCTTGTTTCTTTATTAAAAGTATAAGAGATAATGACAAAAAAGTCAAATTCGCACGAAGTTGAGCGCTTTTTTATTTCAGAAAGGAGGGTTCTATGTTTTGGTTGACACAAGGGGTACTTTTGGTTATGAAAGTATCAGGCTTATTTCCCGGTATGACTTGGTGGATGGCATTTATCCCCGTTTTAGGGATAGGAGCACTTTGGTGTTTTTGTGTAATGTTGGCGTTGATATTTAAATTACTGGAAAAGAAAGGAATCATTTAATCAGGTGGTTATATTGCCTTTTCGCGGGGCAGGAACCCGTCCGCAGGCGTTAAAGAACGGTCTTTTTTATTGGGACGGGAGCCCATTATTACACAGTACACAGGAGGTACTTATTATGACATTGGCAGAATTGTATGAGATGCTCAGCAAATTGGAAAATGGGACGGAAATGGTATCTACCATTAAAGCAGAGATTTCCCGATTAAACGGAGAATCCGCAAAATTCCGCACATCTAAAAATGAAGCTGACGCGAAAATCACCGAACTTACCGCAAAAGTAGAAGAACTTGAGGCGAAAGGTACAGGAGACCAAACCGCCGCCGAGAAAATGCAGAAACAGCTGGACGAGCTGAACAAAAAGTACGAAGCGGCTGAAAATGCCCGGAAAGAAGAACAGGCTAAGCGGGTGCAGGCGGACATTATGCAGCAGACCGTAGCGGCTCTTACGAAAGGCAACGCGGCTAATCCTGCTGAAATCGCAAAAATCTTGGTCGGTTCTATCAAAGCGGATGAAGACGGTACTTATAAATTCACAAATGCCAAAAATGAACAGGTCTCTATTGAAGACGGTGCTGCGGGCTGGCTGAAAGATAATGCGTGGGCGGTAAAAGACACGCAGAATCCGGGGAGCGGCGGAGGCAACGGCGGAAATGGGAGACAATCACAGCCGCAGGGGCTGCAGGCGGCAGTTGCGGCTGCATTGAATAAGTAATTTTTTAAGAAAAGAGAGGTAAAAACACATGCCGGTAACATTAGCACAGGCAAAACTTAACGTACTGGATGATCTTCAGGCAGAAGTCATCGACGAATACGCAAAATCCAATTTTATCTGGGAACACATTATTTTTGACAACGTAGTATCTCCCGTCGGCGGCGGGGCTACTCTGACTTACTCTTATAACCGCGTGAAAACACAGCCCAAAGCAGACTTCCGAGCCGTTAACGAAGAGTACACTGCACAGGAAGCCGAAAAAGAACAGAAATCCGTCAATCTGGCGATTTTCGGTGGTTCCTACAAAGTAGACCGCGTCATCGCGAAGATGGGTGGTGTCGAGAATGAGGTAACTTTCCAGATGCAGCAGAAAATTAAAGCTGCGTCCGCGCTCTGGAACGACACAGTCATCAACGGCGATACCGGGACGAACAACAAAGCATTTGACGGGCTCGAAAAAGCATTAACCGGGTCTTCTACGGAATACAAACCTGCAGCGCCAATCGACCTGTCTTCCGGATCCGCTATTGACAGCAATTATAGGACATTCCTCGACACTCTCGATGAATGCTTAGGACTAATGGATGGCGAGCCGTCCGCGCTTCTCATGAATGCGGCACTCTTCACGAAATTTAAAGCCGTCGCTCGTCGTGCGGTAGTGTATACCGAAACGAAGGATGATTTCGGGCGCCCTGTACTCACTTATAACGGCATTCCGATTGTCAATCTCGGCGCAAAATCCGGGTCTAATGATCCCGTTGTGCCGATTGATACGGCCAAGAGCACGACTTCTTTATACGCAGTACGCTTCGGCATTGACGGATTCCATGCTGTTTCGATGGCGGATGTAGCTCCGGTGAAGACATGGCTGCCTGATTTCGAGACATCAGGAGCCGTAAAGTCGGGCGAGGTAGAAATGGTGGCTGCGGTTGCACTGAAAGCAACGAAAGCGGCTGCAGTTCTTAGAAACATCAAGGTTAAATAAGGAGGTACAAAATGGCACAGATTATAGCACCGAATAAAGACTATACCGGTGAAAGCGCTTCTGTGACATTCGTTAAGGGCGTCGGAGAAACTTCTGACGCCTATTTAATTGAATGGTTTAGAACGCACGGGTATACCGTAATTGAAGATGAGGCCGCAGAAGTACGGCCGGAAGTACCGCCGGTAGCTCCTGAAACCGCAGAAACCGAAGAGGATCCTGCAGCCGACGTCGAAACCGAGGAGCAGGCCGAGGAAACACAGGAGAAGCCGAAAAGGACGCGTTCTTCAAGATCCAAAGCTGCTGATGCAGAATGAGCACCGCGGATATCTTCAGGCGTCGGCTAAGACAGGCAGTCAAAGAGAGCACTTTAACCGTGGCAGAGTATGCGCAGGATAACCACAGGTTTAAATCAAGAACTGGACAGCTTGAAAGAGCGGTTAACACGAGAATGTTAAATGATTTATCCGGCGAGGTGTTTATCGATAACGGCATAGCCGCTTATGCAGGATTTGTACATAACGGTAGTGCTCCGCACCGAATCGTGCCGAATGGAAAAAAGGCACTGCGGTGGGTGAAGAACGGCGCCTTTCAATTTGCCCGGTTTGTAAATCATCCGGGATATAAAGGTGATCCGTTCTTATACACCGCGGCAGATGACAAAAAAAGAGAGGTACTGAATACTTTTGACCGTTATGCCGAACTGGCAAAAGAAGATATCGCGACGGAATTAGTAAAGGGGTGACACATGGCTGAATTTGTAAAAGAATCCGACATTGCTGATGAGGTTTTGCGCGGGCGCGTGACTGCGAAACAGATCGCAGGAGCAAACGAACACATGAACCGTCTATCAGCCGTTTACGGCGTTTTGAATGCCGTGGCGCGTCCTTTGACTAAGAGACTTGCCGTGTTGATTGCCTGCCGTGATTGTTGCCTCTCGCTTGTCGGCACGGATCCTACTGTTGCGATAGACGGAAATCGGCAAGATGACGTTTATGAGCGGAAATATAAGCTTTATCGGCAACAGGCGGAAGATATCACAAAGCTATTAACGCGGGCAGATTTTATGAAAGAAACGGATACCGATGAGGAAGGAGAGCGGGGGGCATGGACACGTACAGTGAAAATCAGTCGAGCTTGAGAGAAATAACAAAAGCGCTGAAAGATTATCTGAAAAAAACATTTCCGAATATCGATTGGTCTTTTGAATTGAACGGGCCCGTCACTCCCGTCAAACCATCGGGGACGGTTACCGCCGATGAGGTTAGTTTTGAAAGTCCGACAAAGGGCGGTGAATATGCCGCCATAGAATACAGTATCTATCTTATTGTTCCGGATTCTAAAACGGTAAAGGTTGATGAGCTGTCTATGCGAGTGCGTGAATCGTTGTTAGATAATTATGATCTTGACGGCACGGTGCAGAATAGCACTGTTAAAAAGATTGTTTTCGGAACGGCACCCGGCGTGAGAGGCAATGCCGGGGCCGCAATTTTGAAATATGAAGTAAATGAATGGTTATAAAGAAAGGAAGAATGAAATATGGCTGGAAAAGTAAGAGCAACGCGAAGTGCGAATGCCGGCAAAATTCAGGGTAAAGATGTCCTTGCGTATTTGAACTACGGAACTGGTGCAACAGAAACACTACCGCAGTGGTCTTTGTTCGGCGGACAGACTACTGCTGATTTATCTATGAGTGCCGATGAAATCGACGCAAACAGTAAAGATTCAGGCGGCTGGGGTGAAAGCTACGCCGGGATTAGATCTACTGAACTTTCTCTTGAATGTATCGCAACAAAAGCCGATGAAGCTTATGCTGCATTGAAAGATGCATTTATTAAGAGCGAGGTGGTGGATATCTGCAGATATTTCACGACAGACGGTACCGCAGAACGAAACTGGTATTCTATTACCGATATTTCGGACACCACGCCGCATGATGACATGGTTACATTCACAATCAAACTAAAGGGTATCGGTGCGCCGACTTTCTACGAAAAAGTTACGAAGATTGCAGATGTAAAAGGCGTAATGACCGGTGCTACTGTAACAATTGGAGGATAATATGAGACTTGACCGAATTACACGGAAAGTCTGGTTTAAAGTCGGGGAGAGCGAACACGCTCTCCTTTTCACTTTATCCGGACTTGAACAGCTGGAAGCAAGAATGCCGGGCGGTTTTTTGTCTACAATTACAAATCAGCCGATTCCGACTTTGAGCGTTTTAATTGATGCATTTTGGATTGGGCTGAAATGTGCTGGAGAAATCATGGATCGCGCGGAGGCGCAGGCGCTCGTGATGGGGTATATGCGTGAAGCAGGTCTTGATGAAACAATCAAGCTTTACACTGCTGCTATCGCTGCCTGCGGAATATTAGGCCCCGCGGGAACAAAAAACTTACTTGAAACGCTGGGAATTGATGATGTTGATATTGACGAGGATACACCAAAAAACGAGAAACTGGCGAAACAGAAGAAATAAAAACGCTTGCGGACTATTTTTTGGCTGTTTTGCCGGTATGTTACGGCGAATTGAAGATGACATCAGCAGAAATCGGAGGCGCTACTCCGCATGAAATCAACATGCGGGCGAACGGATATGCCCGCCGTGTGAATAATAAAAAAATCTTTGTCGGATCGCTACTGACGGTTCCGATTATCAACGGCGGCATCCGGGCACCGAAACGTCCGATTACTGTAAAAAAATTATTTCCTGAGGTCTTTGGCAAAAAGGCGACAAATGAAGATATTGAAAGAGCGATTAAATTAGTGAAACGAGCAGAAAGGGGGGATTTTGGTGGCAAATCATGATATAAAAGTGACCATTTCCGCAGATGGCAGACAGGCTGTCAGAGAAACGGACAAGGTCAAAAGCGCGCTGCAGAGTGTATCTAAAGTCAAAGCGTCCAACAGCTCAATGAATGATTTAGCGGCTGGTGCTAAAAATGCTGATAAAGAGGTACAGAAGCTTAATAAGGATGTAGGATCCATTCCGGGAACTCTTGCTAAAGTTGGTGCAGCTATATCTGCGGCGTTTACTGTAAGCGCCATTATTGGCGTAGGAAAGGCCGCTCTGCAAGCTGCAGCTAATATGGAGTTGCTCAAGAAAGGTCTATCCTTCACTCTCGGAAACAGTGAAGCTGAAAGGCTGATCAAAACTATTCAGGGGATTGGTGAAGCGTCCGCTTACGATACAACGCAGCTTATGCCGATGGCTCGGGCATGGGTCAATCTTGGCGACAATGTAGACACGGCAGCATCAAAAATTCAAAAGATTGTAGATTTAGGTTCCGCTTACGGTCTCACGACAGATGAAATCGACCGTGCCAATACCGCTCTTGCACAAATGCAGATGGCGGGCAGAATTGGCGCACAGGACATGATGCAATTGACAAATGCCAACATCCCTGCCTGGAAATTGCTGTCTGAAAAAATGGGGCTATCCGTAGCTGAATTAAAAGAGATGTCTTCTCAGGGGCAGCTTACGCAAGAAGCTATGGATATGCTCTTTGAAGCGATGGCTGAAAAAACCGGTGGCGCTGCGGAAAGTCTCGCAAACACACTGATGGGGAAATTCTCAAACATAGAAGAAGCGGCTACAAACAGCATGGCCGCTGTCGGTGACATCATCAGTGAGGCATTTGATGTGAGAGGCGGGCTCGATGCACTTGGAGAGCTTGCGCAAGGATTTAAAACGCATGTAACGAACATCAAAGAGGCAATGAAAGATGTCGGCGTCAAGCAGGCTATCATTGATGAGCTGACGGAGATTGATCCCACAATGGGGGCGGTAGTTGACGCAATGGTTTCCGGATTTCAAAAAATCGGAAAATTCGTTACAGAAAATTCTGAAGCTCTCAAAAATCTAATATTAGTCATCACGAGCATTGCCGGAACTATCGGGGTCTGGAATGCTGTTGCCGGCGGGATAGCTATGGTTCGAAATGCTTTTATTGCAGCTAAAGGAGCGGCGCTGTTGTTCCGTGCCGCATGCATGTCAAATCCGATTCTTGCTGCACTGTCGCTCATTGTTGCGGCAATAGTACTCGTTGTCGAAAACTGGGATTATCTCAAGAATGTAGCTAATAAAGTGATGTCCGGTATCTCTTCATTTGTCGATAGCTGCTGTAATGCGATAAAGACGAAGTTTCAGAGTGCTATTGATACGGTAAAAAACATGTGGCAGGGATTGAAAGATTTCTTGTCACATCCAATTGACACATTGGTTCGTATTCAAAAAGAAACGATAGAAAGTGTAAGGCAGTCAGGCAACGGGTACGCTAAAGGCGGCGTATTCGGCATGGCATCTGGTGGTCTTGTTGGCGGTTTGGTTCCGCTGGCTAATGGCGGACAGCTGAAACACGGCACGCCGGCAATCGTCGGTGAAGCGGGGCCGGAAGCGGTTATTCCGCTCCGCGATGAAGTCTTGGCTAAGATCGGCAAGGCTATTGCCGACGCTTACGGAATGGGTAAGAATAATAGTTCTGCTGTCTCAAAAATCCGCATGGAAATTAAATCACAGGTGGATACCGATAAAGTAAGCGCTTACACTAAACTCCTTGATGCGGCGAGAGAGAAAGCGCAATCTATCGGTGCCGCACTGGCCAAGTTTGATGAGTTCCAAAAAAAGGCAAACGAAGAAGCACTGGAATATTCCGAAACGGGAGAAAAGACAGTTGCTTACCAGTCGCAATTAGCGGCTCTGACGGAGAAAATTGCTAAAGCACAGGAAAAGATCAATAATGGTACCGCCGGAGATAACGGGCAACAGAATCTGGACCTGCTTCTTGCTAAGAAAAATAACCTGACCGCTGATTATGAAAGCAACAAGAATCAGGCAATACAAGCAGCGCAGGAAGCGGCAAGTAGCCGGGTAGCTGTTGAGCAAGAAGCACAAGCGGCGATAGATCGGCTGAATCAGCAGACACAAGAAAAAATGCTGTCTCGTGAACTGGCTGTTCAGAATGCGAAACATCAGCTTGAATTAGCTAATAATGCCGAAAGTCTGCAAGCCTACGCAGAAATGATGGCGGAAAAAGACGCTATTACAGGGGAAAGCTATGCTACTACTCTTGCAAATGAACAAGCGCTATCAGAAGTCCGCACCGCTCTGCACGATGAGATGATGCTACAGGCTGTCGAATGGGGAACGTATATGCAAGAAACATTCGCTTCGATGGCAAATACAGTACAAACACAGTTATCAAGTGGAATTGCTAACTGCATCACACAGGGACAATCACTGGCGGGTGTTTTTATGAATTTAGGAAACACTTTATTGAACACATTAATTAAAAATGTACTACAAAAGGCCATCGCAAACTTAGGAATTATCAAATCACTTTCAGCATCGAACAGTGCTACTGAAATTGCAAATGCTAAAGCGCAAGCGGCCGCACAGGCAGGGAAAACTGGTATCATGGCGGCCAACGCGACGGCAGCTCTTATCGCCGCTAATCCGTGGTCTGCAGCTGGAGCTGGTGCGATTGTAGCCGGACAAATGAGTATTGCTAAAGCAGCGTCGGGTATTGCGCAACTTGCTACTGGCGGTGCGGTTAACGGTAGTGGTACTTCTGTTTCTGACAGTATTCCCGCTATGCTCTCTAACGGTGAGTACGTACTGAATGCCGACGCAGTATCTCGTATCGGCGTGCCGACGTTAAACATGTTGAACGAAGGAAAGGCTCTGCACTTTGCCGAAGGCGGAGCAGTTGGTAGTTCTTCAAGCTCTTCTGAAATCAGTCGCCCGACGATTCAATTCAATGTCAACGCTCTCGATCCGGCAAGCTTTGTAGATTTACTGCGCGAAGGCTACGGCGATAAGATAAAACAGTTCCTTTTTGACGATTCGCAGGGCTTTGCGTCAGAGAGTGGGGTGTTCGGATGATTTTAAGAAAATTTCCTGCATTACGTAAACTTGCTTATTCAAGCACAAAAAAACAAAAATGGAACACGCAAATACAAAAATCAGGGAGCGGAAGAGTCCGCACACTGACAAATCAGCTGTATCCAGAGTGGACTATTACTGCAAAACTGGTCAAGTTGACAAACGCAGAAGCAAGAAAATTAATGGGGTTTGCGGCGCTTTTAAAGGGCGCGCACACCCCTTTTCTGTGGCTTGACCCGGAAGACTATGAGGAAAAAGGAATCCAGCTGCCGCTTATTACAGTAGGAACTTATCAAGCGGTTATGAAGATGGGCGACTATGTAGAACCTGTCGAGTATATCGAAAAAGTAGCTGTATATATTGACGGAGTGAAACAAGAAAGCAATGCTTATACCGTTATCGATGGGCTGGTGAAGTTTAAAACAGCGCCGGCAAGCACCGCAAAAATCACCGCAGATTACATATATTACTGGAAAGTTATGCTTGCTGATGACGGCATAGAAACAGAGAATATTTTTATTGATTTTAACAAGTCAAAGACATTTAAAATGGTGACTGTACGATGAAAACAGTGAATAAATCTCTTGAGACTTATCTTGAGACAGAAAAGAAGAT